ATCTGGGTGTTCTAATAATAATTCAACCATGTATATATTTCCATAAATAATTGCGTGTATAAGTGGTGTATCACCCTTGTTATTCTCTTTGTTTATATTAGCGCCTTTTTCAAGTAATAATTCAACGACATCATATTTTGCATTTATCACTGCTGTTGAAAGAGCCGTATTATTATTATAATCGTAATCGTCTGTTATATTTACATCAATACCTTTTTCAAGCAATAAATTAACCGTTCTTGCATTTCCATGTCCTGAAGCAACTAATAAAAACCACACTCCATTGTCGTTTTTCATATTTACATCAGCACCTTCCTTAAATGCTTCTTCAACCTTTTTATAATTATTTTTATAAACGCCGTCCCATAATTTCGCGCTGGGGTTTTCATAATAAGGTCCTACATAAGGCAATTTTGCGCCTCCTTGTTTTTTTGAACGAGTTTTTCTAATTCTTTTCTTGGATTTATCGGGTTTGGATTTCTTGGTTTTTCTATGATATTTTCGTGTTGCCATCTACTATATTAGTTAGTGATATAAAAATAGAAAATGTTATTTAATAGGTTACAGGAATAATAATTTATTTTTGTTTTTTGTGTTTTATTTTTTGTTAAGCGTGTAATATGTTTGTTACACCATGGAGTAGTCACAATCAGGAATACTGACCTCGACGTTAGGGTTTTCCATGTCTGTTGCGAAGCCGCGAAGATTGTGATCAAGCCCTGGAGGAGTGGTGATTGGGGATGGCGGGCGATGAAGTTGATCGAATACGTCGTTCATCATGTTTTCGTTTGCGACAGGGTTAGATGGTCTGTTGGCATTTGAGTTGGGCATGCACGACAATACGTTTGTATTTTGGTTAAGAACTTCATTATCTCTTCGAAGACGGTCAATCTCACGACAGACCATTTGATCATACTCAGGTGAAGACCCCTCGTAATCGGAAACCTGATAGAGAACAGGGCGACATAGCTCATCATCAAATGGAAGTTTAACGCGACATAATTCGTCGTATCTGTAGCGCATGTTGAAGTTTTCGCTGCGCAACTCAACCAAATGTTCCTCCATTGGTGACATGGGAGGACGGTTGTGTAGCGCTTCGTCGCACTGCATGCGCATGCGTGCGAGTTCTATTTCAAGCGAACGCACATAATCGACTGACACTAGACCAAATGCATCATCGTCCTCATCGTCTTCATCGTCTAAGTTGACTATTTCCAACTTATCGTGAAGGGGCATGACCGAACTGCGTGATTTTTTAATAGGTTCCGTGCTAGGTTCCTGTTCCATGCAGTAGCCCCATGGAGTTGAGGTGGGATCACAAGACATAATTTCTGCACAATACCCCATGGTGTCTATTTCACGAACTACCTCGTCATGCTTGCGGTTCTGGTTACGGTGTGCGGCTTGTAGGTAAGCCCCCTTTTCTTTGACTTCGCTTTCTTTTTTGTTGTCTTCTTGTTCAGGGTCATACCATCCATCAGTGCTGAACCCATCATACTGGCGATGTAAGTTCTTCGTGAGAATCCAGAACACATGTTGGTTTCTGGAATACTGCAGTTTCACTGTTTCACCATTGGCGATTTTTTCCATTTGTTCGGCGCCCTGACCGAAAGGATACATGCTCTCAAAGAACACATGTGCGCGATTATACTTTTCATTGTGTGGAACAAGTTCAACGTGACGGACGCTTCCAATCTTCTTACGATAGAAGGTTTGAGCGATCATCTCTTGAGTGATGTTTTTGTAAACACATGGGATGTAAATTGCGAATGCGGACATGGTTGTAGTAATCTGATTACTGGTAACTATTGTTATATGCAATAACATATCGCATTCAATCTGTTTCAATTCTTATTAGCTGATAAGAATAATGATTTGTGTAAAATAAAATGTTACCAGTGTTGGATAACATTTTATAAATGTAATTGAACCTGTATTAGATATGTGCGGTTATCACATTACTTTGCTGTCCCAGAACAGGTCATACATTTCTTCAATATCTGTGGCAAGTCATGTCCAAACATCAGCATATAAAGTAGAACAATTGCACCAAACATCAAACTCCTTGTTTCGGCCAATTGACTATTGAACCCCATTGCATATACCATAACAATATAGATGATTGCGCTTATTATGGCAGAATGCAAAAGCATCATAAGTCCGCGTTCCATAGTTATACAGTATACGGCTAAAAATCTTCAGTGGTTTAAAAGATAGCCTTGCGCATAGTATCAGGTTCAATCGTGGATTGTGACCATGGTCCAGTGTTTTGACGTGGATTAGGTTCCTCTGAACGAAGCTGTAAGTTGGCGTTTCTTAAAGGAGCAGCGTTCTCGGATGCACCAGTGTGGTATCCAGCGCTTAATAGACCGTCGTTATTAACATTGGCTGCGTTAGGAGAAAACTCAGTAGGGGCACTCTTGGGAAGTAAATCAGCAGGGTTCTGGTCAGACTGTCCTCCTGCAGAAGGAGCAACAGCTGCAAAACTTCCATCATTTCCACCAAGGACATCATTCTGATTGGAACCAGCACCATTACTATATGCCGCGGCCTGTTCAGCCAAGTTGGCATGACCCTCACCACCACCTAAATGTTTGTTGGTAAAATAATCAGAAAATGAGCTAACAGTGTAGGCAACCAATAATAACACTATAATGACGCCTAGGCCATAGTCAGACATGAGTTTCTTGAAACCTTGCATTATATAAATTAACAACAAATAAATTTACATGATGTAGACATAAACTGCGATTACCTCCTATCTCAAACATACACCCTAAATGATTCCAATGTCTTCAATATTGTTTTTAAACTATTGTAAAATTACCCGGTTATAAGGCATTATCTGCGCTTTTAATCAAATCGTCATCGCTCATTAGAGTCTCATCACTCTTTAGAGTCCATCCATCGTCGTTATCTAGTTCATCCTCGACGTCTAGTTCATTATTATCTGGGGTATTGGTAGATTCATTTAAGACTGGGTTGGGGTCTGTATTCTGGGATACTTTCGTTGTATTTTGTGCTAAGATGGGCGGTGTAGGCGGTGTAGAATTAGGATCGCTAAAGATCTCATTAAAATTAACTACCGATGATCCATTTCCGGAAAATAACATATCTTGTAGTTTCGCGTTAGTCTCCATAGTATAAGCCTGTAGGCGGATGAGATGTTTTCGGAGTTCTTCGATATCATTCGTTATGATAGATGATGTAGGTTCTGTAGTTAATGTAGTTGAAGTTTCACCTCCATTTTTCACACTAGTTGTTCTTTCTAAAGTCTCAATCCGAGAAACAATTGATGTAAATACATCCCGATCGACAATGTACTTATCTGATGTATTTGTATGAAAGTTTTGTATTTCATCGACAACTGCGGTAGTCGCTTCTGAAAATAGCTCCAAGTTGTTTAGTCGCTCACTGATTCTGTTAATTGCTTGAGGTAATGATAGTTTTGCAACAGGTTGTTGCATGTTAGAATGTGGTGATTGTTCTGCTACTTCAGGAGCTGTTGGAATTGTTGAGTTTCCGTTAGCGCGTTTTGTCCTTGCTGATGCTAATGATCGCGATGAGCTCATATATATTATTCATATGTATCTATTTATATCCGAATGTGTGAATATAGTCTATTATCATTTTATAACCTCGTTGTCTATGTTTGTAAATAAATATCTATACGTACCACATATATGAGTGATTCTATAGGCGGTTCAGAGACATTTATTGGTGGGTCAAAAGAAGGATTCGTTAGCCATGTGTTTAACTTCGACGAAGATTCCAAGATGGAAATGATGAATATTGTTCAATATACTCTGATTGGAGTGGTACCAGTGATCCTCCTTAATAAGACCATGCAGAAGTACGTTCCTGAAGCGGATGACGAAAAGGGTAGTGCAGAACTTTTAGCAGAGGTGGTCATTCAACTGATCGCCATGTTCATCGGTATATTGATGACGCATCGCATAATTACATTTGTACCTACGTATAGTACTGTCAAGTACGAGAAGATATCCATCGTCCAGATTGTTTTAGCAGTACTCATGATCACTCTAAGCCTTCAAACGAAATTAGGAGAGAAAGCAAGCATCTTGTTTGACCGCGTATCCGAAACGATCATGGGTAAATCTCGGGAGGGAATGGAGAACGAGGAGAAGAAGAAGGAGGCCATGTCGAAACAGCAACAGGGCACACAGAATATGCGGACTGCTCCGGGTATGGACGGGTTTAGTTTGCCTCAACAACCTGGAACAACAAGCATAAATAATTTGCCATCCCAGGGCATGCAGAACATGCGTGAAAACATGGAGACACAACCCCAAGTCGGCGGCATGACCGATAACCTTGTTGGAGGAGGAATTGAGGCGTTCAATGGTTTCTAAATGTTCAACCATTACACATTCAAATGTGTATAGATGTATCCATGTATTTCATGTATACATCTCTCTATTGAGTACATATATATACGTATTATCCAATGAGCGATGATGAAGATGACCTAAACATCGATCTACTCACCAGAGCTGCAGAAAATGAGGATAATGCACATATTCTCAACTTAACAGCTGGTGCGGTATCTGCGGCCAAATCAACCATTCTACAGGATATGATAAGCGATGACAACACACGTCAAGACATTCTAAGCAAACTCGATGGCTATATATACATTGACGAGATCCATGAGGTACGTAGTGGAACCTATATAAGGTGGTTAAATATGGATGACGATATTACGCTAGCAAAAGGTGGTATCTTCTGTGACGTTCGCTTCTCTGACTACGGAACGGTGCTTCGGTGCAAGACCTTTCGAAACCGTTATTATGAAGTAAAAATGGATAATGTTGTATTATTTCGAAAGCTAACTCCGCAGGAGAGAATCCTGATGTGTGCGCTCACGTACTTAAATAGCTAAATCTTGAGCAACTACACTGGCTGCTTCTTTCATCCGCCTTTTCCGAGATTTCCTAGCCTTTCTATGCTTCTTTTTTTTCCGCATAGAAACAGTTTGTGTCCGTTTTCTACATTTGAATGTTCCACGCTTAATATTCTTTCGGTTAAATATAGTCCGAGTACATATGCCGATTGCACGACCCTCTGATTGATTATTTTTCCCACCTACCTTTTTTATACATCCACATAGTTTGCTAGCCATCAACACTTCTGCATTACGTCTTATCTCCTTGTGTGATCTAGGTATAGGTTCATCATAGTACTTTAGGATATTTTTGTGGTCGTCTAAAGAGAGATCAGTATATTCCATATTTAGGAGATATTCAAAATGTATAGTCGGTAATAGTTACTATACAGTACTATTTTATACCTTCGGACATTTAAAATGGGACATTTTTAAGTGAGTATCAAGTATAATAAAACGACCACTATTTGTATATTTTCCACCAAAAGCGGTGCCGTTATAAAAATTATATATATATATAATATGCCTTTAGGAAAAACTCGTTCAAAAAGACAGAGAGGTAGTGGAGCCTCTATTCCAACGATGAATGATGTGAATGTGGGGGATTATAGGGGTCAAACCGCTCTCATGCACGCTGTAGTTCGTGAAAATACAGATAAAGTGAAAACGCTAATAGATAATGGTGCTGATGTGAATGTGAAGGATATGGACGGCTATACGGCTCTCGTGAGAGCAATCACGATTGGAAATACAGAAATCATAGAACTTCTACTAAAACGTCCAGAAATTGATGTGAATGTGAAGGATAGGCACGGCTATACGGCTCTCATGCGCGCTGTAGTTGATGGAAATACAGAACAAATGAAAAAGATACTAGAAAATACAAGAATTGATGTGAATGAGACAAATAATTATGGTAACACGGCTTTCATGGAAGCAGTCAGAAAGATTAGCATAGAAAAAATTGAAGAACTACTAGAACATCCAAAAATTGATGTGAATGCGAAGAATAATGAGGGTAACACGCCTCTCATAGAAGCAAGCAGGACTGGTTGCATAAAAATCGTACAAAAACTACTAGAACATCCAAAAATTGATGTGAATGCGAAGAATAATGAGGGTAACACGCCTCTCATAGAAGCAAGCAGGACTGGTCGCATAAAAATCATACAAAAACTACTAAAACATCCAAAAGTTGATGTGAATGCGAAGAATAATAAGAGTAACACGGCTCTCATGGAAGCACACCAATTTGGTAACACAGATATAGTCACACTAATAAAACCGAGAGCAAACTATGTGCTTCTCCCCGGTTCGGAGTATTCAGGCGGAAAACGAAAAACCAAAAGAAAAACGAGAAAAACCAAGAAATCTAATAAAAGACCAAAGAAACATGGAAGAAAAACTCGTAAAAAGAATAGTGGAGGGAGAAAACTGCTATAAATATGAGTTATTTTGTCCTATTTTAAATGTCCGAAGGTGTATATCACATATAGTTGATAAATGTGTGTATTGAATAATCTGTACACATATTATGCTAAAATCATATAAAACTCCGCAAAATATATTACACTCTCCAGATGAACAGAGGGTTGTTGTATTTGATTTAGACGAAACATTAGGACATTTTCACTTAATCAGACTCGTATGGGAATCCATAAACGAGTTTATCAATTATAATAATATTCCATACATGATGAATCAGACAGATTTTAATGATTTATTTGATACATTCCCAGAAATGCTTCGTCCAGAAGTGATCTCTATTCTTCAGTTTATAAAAGGTGAAAAAGACCGAGGAGCATGTAGTGGTGTAATGGTCTATACAAATAACAAATATTCTAAAGAATGGGTATATCTGATCATTCAGTATATTCAATATAAGATAGGATGCAAGTTATTTGACAATATTATTCTAGCATTCAAGATGAACGGACGAGTACAGCAGATGGGACGCACAACTAATGCTAAAAAAATAGAGGATTTTGTATCATGTTGTAGACTGCCGGAAAACGTGGAAATATGCTATTTTGACAATTTTGAATATTCTGGTATGACTGCAGAAAATAATGTATATTATTTGAAGGTGCGTGCATACAATTACCCATTTTCCAAAGAATCTATTATTAAAGGGGTTTCATCGCATCCTGTATGGCGCCGTGTTCTATGCGCATTACATGACCATCAGATACAAACATTCATCCAGTTTTTTATCAAAAACCTTAGTCTGAAAGGATATCAGTTTGGGATAAAACAAACTCTAGACTATGAGATGGACAAGATAACCTCTAAACGCATCATGACACATTTAAGAGTTTTTTTTGGATATATTAGTTGTTGAAAATTGTCATAAAACATATATACGGATAATTTGTATCTATATATAGCAAATGCAAGATGTAGTATGTGGAGTTATGATGGATTCAACTGGTGATGAAAGCCGCATTCTTATGGGGAGGCGCCGTGATGAAAACAATGTATGGGAGTTTCCTGGAGGAAAAAGAGAAGCAGGAGAGACTCTAGAGGAATGCTTAAAACGTGAATGGTTCGAAGAGTTGAACCTTGATATTGCCGTTGGGCGTCTCATCCACACTAGGAACTTTCATGGTTTCAGGTGTTATTTTTTCATAGGTTCCATTCACAATTTGAACACGATGCGCGCACTAGTACATGATCAGGTTGGGCTATTTTCCGTAGCGGATGCCCGCAGTCTTCACCTGTTTGAAGGCGATGATGCGGTACTTGACGCTCTACAACCGAAAGATATATCCGCGAATTTGTTATCTTCTACTAAAGTACAAACAATCAGAAAGGCATCATGAGTGAAATACCTGTATCTGAGATAAACCACCTTACCAACGACCGTATATACGATCGTACACAACCATCTGCACCATTGCGACCATATTACCAACCACGCGCACAGCATACCAAGTATACCAAATTTGCGACACACACTGAACCAGTAATTAGCGCAATTCCGGTTATAGTTCCTCCGGCATACTCGCCATCAAAGGTATTCTATCCAGCGAACCGATCCGCACCATGGAGCGGATTCGCGAACAACATTGATATTGAATCAGACATGCGAAATCAGTTTTATGGACTACAACGGTGTGCACAACCAACATATGTACCTGACAGCGGAAGCGATCTTTATACATTACAATCGTTTACACTCCCCGAACGCACCAACGTACAAAAACACGCACTGTTATTCAAAAAACCTGAGCACGCATTGTTTAACCCCAATACAGCCAATAATTCCAATGCTACTTTCAATAATTCTACACGTCATGAGATGTTAGGTGTAGATACACGCGATTAAGCACTATAATATTTTGTATGTGTACTATAATGAATACATACAAAACCCAATATATCATATTTAATTTGATTACGATATCAATATATATACTGACTGCATTAACAATGGTTGGAGTATATGCATCTGCACCCGAATACTTAAGCATTCTGCGGTCAACCATTCACCTGTATGTAGGGGTTTTCCTACTATATAGATTCCACCCATTTAGAACGAATACAGATACATTTTCAGAACTCGATAGAAAGGTAGTTTTCACTGCAGGAGCATTCATCGCCATGACAACCATATTAGGGACATCCCTAAACCGATACATAAATAAAGCAAAGCGAAGAACCTGGAAATAAGTATATAATAATCTAATACTATATCGAATCATTGAAGTAGATCTTACGAAATCGCTCTACACACTTATCAGTGATACGATTTGTTTTAAAATATTCCTCTTTGTGAGTGTCTTCTAATAGACTGATGATGAAAAACAAGGAATATATACCGCATTCGGTATCCTCATACTGGTGTTCAAAAGGATAGTTCTCTTCAAACCTGAACTTAATAGGTTTATGTACCCCTGACAACTGACTACCCTGGAGAGTCACCTCCTTTACGAACTCCTTAATTTTCCCGGGAATGCGATCTCCTACACTGTCAAAGTAGAAGATGAGACCTCTTTCCATATTGATAAAGAGAGAAACCCAATGCGAACCATTCTTATAATGCGGATCAAGATTAAATACTACTCCTATCTTCTTCTTCTTATTATCAAGCTCGTTTTCCAAACTAAAATGACAAAGTTCTTCCCATACGCATTCGCCATATCTTTTGTGTGTATCATAATCGATGGGTGATGGACCGATAAATGTAAAACACTTGTACTTCTTTTCGTACTGTTTCATCACTGCAGTGATGTCTCGACTACTGAGCCATTGATTTGGATTTTTTTTCCATGTAGAAGGTGCTTCCGGTGCGAATGCAGTGCGCAACTCGCTCTTCATATCGTTATTTGAAAACTGTTGCGTCAACCAACACGACTCTTTGTCACATACATCACTCATTCGCTCTTTTAAACTCGTCCAGGTATTGTGTATAGTTGTGTTATCGATCTTGTCATCAGGGTGCCGTTGATTCCAAAGTGTTTTTAATTTACATATAGATTTATCACGGATGCAGGTGTATCCTCGTTTGTTTCCTTCAGGGCCACATTGCATCTTTTTTAATTTGCGAGTGTGCTTTGGGTTAGACCTCTTGTTTTTTACCTTCTTTGCATGCTTTTTTGTACGCACAGTCTGCTTTCGGGATAGCTTCTTTTTTCGCGATGCAGTCGTCATACTATTTATAAAGATTATCTTTTACAACAACAATATAATAGGGAAAGAAAGCGGTGCGCAACTTTACTCTTAATTAGTATAAAAATATTTGATAATAGTATATACTAATTGATGACAACAGTTGAACCATTAATCAATGCAGGATTCTTAGTTGGCGTTCCAATTGAACGCCCAGTCAAGTTCACAATTACTGTCGATAGTGTGGGTTCTTTTTCATCCGATAACACCTGGCAAATTAGAGAAAGTAATGATACTACATTAGACTTAACACAGACATATCCCATTGCTGCTAGCACGATCACCGCGGGAAATGATTGGACCGGGTGGGGAACTGGAGATGTTAGTATAATCAATAACGTATCTCCTACAATAAATTATACTGGGACATATGTTTTTGATACAATAGACCAGTTTGGTGATGGATGGAATGGTAATTGGAAAATAACTATATATAGCACCGACGTAAATGGGATATCTTCATTCAGATTATCCACAATGGGTCCAAGCACAGGTCAAAGCCTATTGTCAGAGTTTCTTGAAGTCTCAAGATATGTATTATCAGAACCTCTTACAAAAACTACCTTAAAAGGTATCCTTGAAACAGGCACTGGTTATACCATTCAGCAGCTAATAGAGATTGATTTATTTACAAGTAATGATATACATGCATTATTCACAACGACTTCTGATATACGCCTACTATCGACCACATCGTATGGATCACAAAATGTGTCACAACTTATTAGTCTGGGATATTCTAGAGATGAAATACATAAAGCAGGCTTTCCAATATGGCTTGCGAATGGACTACCGGTCACCGGTACTTCCGAAGGAGGTAATGCAGGACATTCTACCGCAACAAACATGTATGGAAATATTATTGCAGTTGGGGCTCCATTACATACCAGCATAAATGGAACCAATGTTGGACAAGTACAAGTACATGCATATAATGATAACACATGGACCCAAATGGGACAAACCATTGAAGGCGAAATGGATGGAGATAATTTGGGAACATCTGTTGCATTATCTAGTGATGGAACTATTCTTGTCATTGGAACACCGTTTAGTATTGGAACAAATGGGGACGACAGTGGTAGGGTACAAGTATACGAATATGGAATGGTGAATGATCAAATGGAGTGGATCATGCGAGGCAATCCCATTGATGGAGAAACTGTAGGCGATGAATCGGGAAGATCCGTTTCAATAACTAGCAATGGAAACATTATCGCGATTGGATCACCAATTAATAGTGGTAATGGGGCTGGTAGCGGACATACACGCGTATATGAATTCATAAATAACAGTTGGGTGCAGCGCGGTAGCACTATTGTTGGAGAGGATGCTGGGGACTTTTCAGGAGGATCTGTATCGTTGAACGACGTCGGAAATATTCTCGCAATAGGTGCATATGGAGATATATTTAATAGTGGATCTGTTCGTGTATATGAATATATAGGTGCTGATTGGGTACAGAGAGGTGGAACTATCATTGGTGAAACTGCAAATAACTTTTCGGGAAACGCTGTTTCGTTAAACGCATCAGGAAACTTTATCGCGATTGGAGCATACGGCAATTCAAATCAACGTGGAGCAAGCGGACATGTACGCATATATGGATACGATAGTTTCAAAACACAAGCGGAGTTCTCACAAAATAGCAGCAGGTTTGGACCTGTTGGATGGACACGAATAGGAGATGACATTGATGGTGAAAGCACTGGAGATTATTCAGGATTTTCTGTTTCATTATACAGTGAGAGTACTAGTATTATAGGGGGAATTGTTGCTATCGGAGCATTCGGCAATGATGGTAATGGTATTGATAGCGGACATGTACGCATATATAAGTTACAATATACACAATTGGACGGAACACGATGGGTTCAGATTGGAATAGATATTGATGGTAGCGCCACTGGAGATAATTCAGGAAAATCTGTTTCGTTGAGTGGAGATGGATCCGTTGTTATCATAGGAGAACCATCGAGTGATCCGAATAATATAGATCAAGCAGGACAGGTTAGGGTATTTAATTATGCGATAGATACTGTTCCTCCAGTGATACAGCTGATTGGCGATCACACCATCACGATTGTGAAGGGAGACACCTATATAGATGCAGGGGCCACGGCAACAGACGCTACAAACGGATCACTCACTTCATATATTACTACATCTGGAACAGTCAATGTCGATATTGCGGGAACATATATAGTAGTTTATAATGTTTCTGACTTTTCAGGAAATGTCGCTATTCCGGTAACTAGAACTATTCTCGTAGTAACAGATGCTACTCCTCCAGTGATATACTTGAATGGAGACGCATCCATCACAATCATGAAGGGAGATACTTATATCGACGCAGGTGCTACAGCAACCGACAATATAGATGGAACGATAACAGAAAATATTATTACAAGTGGAACAGTAAATGTCAACGTAGCGGGAACATACACCATAACATACACAGTATCTGATACTGAAGGGAATACGGCAGTTCCTGTTATCAGAACCATTATTGTATTAGCAGATATCATATCCCCTTCATTAACGTTGATCGGCAACGCAGTGATTAATCTTATTGTGGGAGATACATATACCGAGGCTGGAGCTACAGCGTTGGATAATATAGACGGAATAATAACCAATAATATAACTACGACCGGATCAGTTGATACATCTATAGCAGGAACTTACGTTATAACATATTCTGTTTCTGATTCAGCAGGGAATCACGCAACTCCTCTAGTCAGAACTATTATTGTATCGGTTCCACCACCAACTACAAAAACAATAGAAGATATTATTACTGCAACTAATACAGTTACAACATCATCCACATTTATAAACTATCTAACACAAATAGGCATTTCAGACTCTACTGGTATATATTCTCAACATGACACTATGGGTAATGATCCACATAAAGCATATACAGCAACAACTACTATTCCACAAGGAACTTTTCATACACTCACATATGCACATAAAGTAGGACTAATCGGAAACATTAGAACCTTATATGCTAATCATCTTGATGTGCCTGAAAATAATGTTGGGATTATGATAAACAGTGGATCTATTGTCATAGAAGTTACTATTCTCAATGATGATATAGAAAACACAGAACTACCAAATGTACCCATATGTTTCCCAAAGGGAACACTGGTAACATTAGATCAAGGAAAAATAGCGATCGACACAATAAACCCGGATATTCATACTATTCGTGGCAAAAAAATTATCGCAATATCCCAAACACGACCTCTACAAAAAGACATCATATGCTTTCAACAAGACAGTCTCGGTAAGGGAATCCCATCGTTAAAAACCCTATGCAGCAAGGAACACCGGATTTTTTATAAAGGCGAAATGAAAACAGCAGCGGAAATATCCAAAGTATGTGAAAATGTAACACATGTTTTGTATCATGGTAACCCACTATATAACGTTCTATTAGAAAAAAAGGACAATATGATCATCAACAATATGATATGCGAAACACTTGACCCATACAACATTATGGCAAAAATAGCTACTATGAAGGATGGACCAGATAAGAGACTTGCAGTGAGAAAGCTTAATCATCGTATTGAAGTATCGAGCTAAAATGAAACCATCTGACAAATATATAATAATACATTATTACTTAAATGCATTATTATATACCAATATATAACATGAACACACATTATTTTAACACCACATATGATGAGGACTATAATTATAATATAGAACCACTTTATGGACAACGTCGTGACAATGAGATCGATGCAACTCTCCTTTTACAAAACAACAACCAACTACCCCACGCGTACTCTGTTGAGAAAGGCCGAGTAGATTTTACGATGCGCGATACATACAGTATTGATCCACCGGGATGTGAGGATGCAGATGATGCGTTTAGTATTTTTACGAATGACGAAGGCCTTTTTCTGGCTATCCATATCGCTGACCCCACTGAATGGATCTCTCTCGATACATCTCTCTGGAATGATATCAGAGAACGAGTGGTTACACGATATCCATCGAACCGGATTCCGATTCATCTCATGCCCAAGGACATTGTAGATCGAGCGAGTCTCATGGCGAATCAATATGGAAATACCAAAAATGCAATCACAGTACTTACAAGGATTTGTACCGATACATTTGTTCCGATCGGACATATTAAACTACTATTCTCAACGGTACGCGTAACCGAACATAACGCATTTACATATGCAAACGCTAACATCATATTGAACAACTCCGACGATACGCACGTCGCGGCACGCAACGCTATATCTACTGGACTCAAAATAGCAACGGCACTCAACGCACAACGCGCAGAAAAAACAGTGGGAGCCAGACTAGGAGAACTAACACCATCGAGTGTAGTATTTTCATCAAACACTGGACAGGGACCAACACTTGCACGCGCGGATATTGATGTATCTAATATGCAGAAGATGATCGCAGAGTTTGCCATATTCGCCAACGCATTCGTGGGGGAACACCTGAAGATCCACATGCGCGGAACAGGCATATTCAGAACATGTGTAACGGACGGATGGATTGACACGATTGCAACAGACATAGGGAGCGAAGAACTGATGAACGCGATTATCGTTAATGGAATACAGGCTGACTACATAGCAACGAACGCGTCACATGATTTGGTGGGAATGCCTGAGTATTGTCACTTCACATCACCCATTCGGCGATTGGCAGATTGTGTATGTCACTATCTCATTAAGTATATTTATTTATCTACTATGAACACAGGATTACCCGAACCGTTCTCAAAAGAATCACTGACAGAACTATCCGATACATGCTTCAAAGTATCTAAAAACATTAAAAACATTCAGTATCGCGATACCAAGTTCCGATTGCTACAAACTATGAACCATATGTTAGCTATATCACCAGGTAACCCAATTACTGTCACATTCTTCATCACAGGCTACAAGGCTCCATTTCTTAATCTGATTATATGCAATATAAGTGATCACCAAGTGAGAATGTCTTACACACTACGCATCAAGAAACTCAATAATGATAATATTACATTACGTGAAAAATATGTAGTTGATGTCAGAAGTGTAGGGCGTGTGGGAAAATTCGACGAGGGAACCCTACCAGATATAGACGCATTTGTCACGCACCATTTCACATGATTTATGTAAAGTATATTTTATCACATTACATTTCGTAATAAAATATACAGAGATTGAAAAATTATATGGTAAATTAGGCATCTGATTGATCGCTATTTGGGACTTCTTCTACATCGACAACATTTGAAACAGTTGGCACTAACTTAGATATCATTGCATGCATTTCCTCCAGTTTCTGCTCCATTGATGTCATACGGGTTTGTAATACGATTAACGGAGAGACAGGTGCAACTGCAGGAACCTGTGATATAGATTCTTTTATTGGAGTTTCACTCGGAACGACCTGCTGGGGCTGGGGCTGGGGCTGGAACACTTGGGCAATGGGGGGAACTGAAGATTCGGTAGAAAACGATACTGACTTCTTCTCGGGATGTGGCTGAACCATCTCACTTGTATTCACCTTTGTGTTGTTCAAATTCAACCAATCCCGAGCACGTTGTGTCTCATTCATATTTCGTGGAACGGATGCATTCTCTTGCTCCGTACGACTTTGAACCGTACGCGATAACATATCATCCATGTCCTGACTTTTCAACGGCTCTACCACCGTATTATCGGTGAACTTAGTATCCGACACTGCCTCAGTAACCCTATATTGATCAAAATCCGTTTTCATTTTATCATACTGGTTGTCAAAATTGGATAATCTATCCGCCTTGATTTCCTCTATGGTAATCATACCGTTCCCAACAGATGCTGTATTACTTAGATCCAGTCTTTGTACTGGAGCAGGAGTCTCTTTAAACCCTCGAATAAACTCTGCGATAAAACCCTTGTTCAGTTCAATGAGAGAGGTCTTTGTATTCGCGCGTACAGACATCTCTACATACTGTTTCAAATGAGTAATATAGTGCTGCCGCAGCTTGGAACGCGTATCGGTCGCCGACGCAGCCATTTGAAACGCCGCATTTTGTACAATAATATTCCACAACATCTCCACATTGGGAGAAGCCACGAACTGAGACACTTCTTTATGGGATCCAATCTGACTGAACACATCACCGGATTGTGATTGGATTGGTGGCGGGTCGGAATACGATTTGAGAGACTGAATGGAAGTTGACATCTTTACTCTATATAATTTACAACATCTAAGTTATACTCCTTAGACTGTTTGATGAATAATTGAGGTACATATGTGGGTCAGAGTTCCCACCTCCCAAAAAACATCAAATTCCAAAGTACCTCAGGGAAATTGAAAAACGACATTTATTTTTGTCGAATTCCATTTTGCTCAACCGGTTTTGAATTTTGATGTTTTTTTGGAAATTAAAAAATTATGGTAACAAACTTTGATGTTTTTTTCAAGTTTGTTACCATAAAATAAATTTCTTGGAATTTGTGTCTGTCTCATCCTTTTTTATCTGTACGTACTTTAGAAGAAACGAGTTACAAATGAGTTACATACAAAACGAGAAAAACGAGAAAAACAAGTATTGTGAAAAATGTGACTTTACATGCAGGTATATCAGTGATTATCGTCGGCATTTATTGACTGCAAAACATAAAATGATTACAAATGTGATTACAAATGATGTCAAATCTGACGATAAAACGAGTACACACCATAACACAGCATATACATGTGATTGTGGAAAAGAGTATAAGCATCGCCAAGGCTTATATGCACACAAAAAGAAGTGTTCTAAGAAAACGCTAGAGAACGCTGATATCTCGCATCCTCCTCCAGAAAATAGGATAGTCCATGAACCCATAAGCGAGTCCATGGTCATAAAGTGTTTTCAGATGATGATGGAGACGCAGGCGGTGCGCGACGCGCAGACGGCGGAGGCGCAGGCGGTGCGCGACGCGGCGCACGCGGAACGTGATGAAGCACGCGACGCGGCGCATGCGGCAGCAGCGGCTGAGCAGACCCGTTTGCTGATCGAAGCGATAAGTTTAAAGGGTCCGCAATATATCACGAACAACAATAATACGACGAATAACAATCAGTTCAATCTGAATGTGTTTCTCAACGAGGACTGCAAAGATGCGTATACGTTGAAAGAGGTGATGGATTCCATCGTGTGTACAGTATCCGATCTGGATCGCATGGATAACGATGGGTACGTGGCTACGATAACCCGTAAGATTTTGGAATCGATCCAGAACATGTCTATTACAGAGAGACCTATCCACTGTACGGATGCGCGTCGCAATACGGTATGTGCGAAAGATGAATCTGGATGGGAGCGAAATGAGAAGGCTATGAAAATGCTAGCCGATTCAGTATTCAAGGTAGGTCAGAAACTAGGTAGGATGGTAGATGACTGGCGTTTAGCATATCCAGACCATTTTCGAGGTACTGCTACCCGACGCGATCAGTACCATCGATTGGTTACAAATATTATGAGGGTTCATGATTTGGATGTAGAGGCTCGCATCGTGAGCAAGGTGTGCAAGGGTGTTATTTTGGATCGTAAGACGGTGATGGAGAAATAATAAAGGTGTGGTTCTGTATCAAGAATTTCGTCTTAATATTCGCTCCATTTTTTTTCGTTAAATGGCGAAACGATGATTTCATCAAGTCGTCCGCTCCATTCTGCGACCTTGTTGTCTAGTGCGATGTCTTCCTTTGTCTGTGGGTAAGGAACTGTGTTCATCATGCGTTCTTCATCTTCAGTGGTTATGGTTGGTTTTTGTCCGTAGCAGTTAGCACCGAAACGAACGTCAGGGTTTGCGATGTACCCTCCATTGATGCCTATGCGTCCGCGGTCATGTTCGTGTCCTGGTATTTTTTGAAGAGTATCGTATGTTTCCTTTTGTGTAGGAAAGAACGCCATTTGGTCTGCACTCCAACCATAGTTTCCCCATTCCGCTCCATTTTGGTATGCATTTTCTATTTGGTCGTATGTTGCAAGTTCAGACCCAAATGCCTTACATACTGCATCTGCGTTGGTGTAGTCGAATACGTTATCTGGTATATTGAAAACCTGATCTGTAGATACTGGTGGTGGAGGTGTTGGTGTAGGTGTTGGTGTCAGGTTTTGATTGAAATCTAGGTCGATTTCTGGTCCGGTTTGCATGTTTCCTCCAAATATTTTGGTGGTGATGTCGTATCCATAGTATGTCTCCAATACATAATATACTGCATATAGGCTTGCAGCTACGATTACGATACTGAGAAACATGTATGTAGTAGTGCTCACATCGCCTGTAGATGATCCTGATACGGATGTAGTGTCGAACGAACTGACCGGATTGGATCCGTTTCCTAAAGACGCATAATACACAATACCAATTACGGCTGCGAGACATATCACAAAAACCGAAACGAACATTGGATCGGTGAATACATTGGGGGGTAGTGTCGCAGTAGAATCAGCAGTGGTCATACCTGGTAGTGATGGGGGTGCAGACGCAGAGGTAGAAACAGAGGTAGAATCAGCAGTGGTCATACCTGGTAGTGATGGGGGTGCAGACGCCATTATATATCTAGGGCTGTTAGTACACTATCTTGATAGAATAATGTACGTGAGTCGACGAGTAACATTTCGCATGTATATCTAATATACCCCTTTTTTTCGGTAGAAGAGACAGTATGCCATGGAGGTGACTATGGTTTTTGGGTCTGGTATGACTGTTATGTTTGAATCATCGTATTCATACCACTTTCCATTGGCATTTTTCACGGATGCGGTGTAGTGTCCTCCATGTGCTGATCCCGAATGATGATTAGATACAGCATACAGATCATATACACATGTCTCTTTTTGGTATCCAATGACATATTTTCGCATATCAAGATTGGTTATTGGAAACGAAACCAAACTTTGACTTTTTCGTCCGAATGCATCGAATCGTTTTAGGTCTATTGACATGATAGTAGGTAAGCTCCAGTATGTAAGATTTTTGATAACGTCCTCTGGTTCTCCTGTTTCGTCATTTTTCAACCCATTTTCACCTTCTAATCGTTCTCCTGCTACATAGTGGTCAAAACACGTGTATAAAGGTGTTACTATCTTTCCAATGTGTGGTATAGGGAGATTTATTGTAAAAAACGGCTCTGGCGTATGAGAAATTACTTCACCTGTTTTACATGATACTATCTGCGATATATGCATTCCATAGAAGAGGTTCCATATTTCAGAGTACTCAGTAGAATACATGTTTTTTATCTGTGTGAAAACCTTAACAGCAATCTTATCAATATCTGTAGTGGTTTTTCCATCAATGTTCATATTCACTGGACGACATACACTGTTATGAAAGCAGTCAATGATGAAGAGCATGAACTCTGATATGTCATTCTGACTGAACCCAGTAAAAATATCAATACCCTTTACTTTAGCAACTTTCTGCATAGAGTTGATAAACTTTCCTGGTTCAACTACACAGTTTTGTTTCCACATGATGCGTCTCAGAATATTCCATTCATTCATAAGAACCGCTTCAGCATTACGATTGATACGATCCATGAAGCCTTTTGTATCCAATATATCATTAAGTTCGTACGTATGCGAGAGTATTTGTAAACAACTATTTATAAAGCATGTATTGCCCATATTTACAAGTCCTGTTAGGCCTTTTCCTGCATAAATGGTAGGAGATGGATTAGATATACTTGTCATGATTAATATGAAATGATAGTGTTTTAGTTGGATATATATGTATGATGAAATAGCATTTAAACTGTTTAACGTGTCAAAATGGCAATAATTTCATTGTATTATATGTATGTGATATATCATTTTCCCACCTCTACATGGTGTTTGAAATATGTGTAGAAATACCATGAAGGGTATAAACATATATTCAATATATATATATATTGAACGATGACTGATTCTGAAAGATGGCGAATAGTCGACCATTATTTATTCATGATTCAAAGTCTCAACACACAATCTCGAAATATTTATACATCTCAACACGAATTATATGAAAGGTTGTCAGAGCTTATCCAGAGTATCCGAACTCCTGAAATACCGCGACGGAACCGCGTAAGTCCGCATGTGGTCAATCAACCGACATATCGTTCTGGCCATCGTATGAGTTCTACTTCTATGCCTTTGCATCGTCGTGCGCGTGAACCAGATAATAATAGACAAGGAGTATCCTCTACGACAACTCGATTACCTTCTCGAGAATCCCATCCACGTTCCCAGACTGAACCACTTTCTAACACATCGTCTCCAAATGTGAATGGCGAAGAAGATATAGGAGTAAATGAAGAGAGTCGTGCAAGAATACCGAGAACACCTGCGTCTTCAGGAATAAGAACACATCTGAATATGAGACAACCTATTCTTACTGAAATAGAATCCACCTTCCCAGCTGTAAGCTTTACAGGTGTTAATACTAGTAGTCCATTTTCTAATATTATCAACAGCGGGATCCGACTGCCCCAACCACCAATACATGATCAGATGGAACATATGACGACCCCGTTTAATTTTTTCAGCAACGTTCCAGTATTCCCTACCCCCGAAGAGATTTCTGACGCGACACGTATTATTTCTTTTGATACTATTGAAGACCCCATTAATGATCAATGTCCTATTACGATGGCTCCATTTAACCATTCAGATATTGTGACACAGATTGTACATTGTGGTCATATATTTGACGTCGTGCATTTGAATGGATGGTTTCGTACCAATGTGCGATGTCCAGTATGTCGTCACGATATACGTGATGTAGGTGTGGCTGGGGTGGGAGTGAATACGGATGACCTTCTTTCTACACTAGCCCCTGAAAGTTTTGTGGCTGATGGATATGAAACTGACCCAGATATGCCGCCATTAGTGCCATCCGATCCAGCCGATCCAGTCGATCCAGAACAAAATCTTGAACCAGTCACCAACGGACACACATTGTCTGAACCTAACAATGCGTCTAATATGGATACTCATATATTAAATGGGACTATTGAGAGTATCAATATCACCGATCCAATCTGGAGAGTTCATCAGTTTCATCAGTCATCAGATACTTCATCCAATCAGTTCGTATCAGATATACAAAATGCGATAACAACGCAAGGACTAGACCTTATTGCAAATGTAATCACTCAATCCATACGTGGGTCATTTCAGACTCCTTCCACCCCAGAGCCAGCGCCAACTCCTGACGCCGAAGATACTGAACTAAACCATTAACCCTTTTTACTACATAATCGTTATTTTATGAATTATGTAGTATGTATTCGTATTTGGATACACTATGCCACGCGTTGAATTATATAGTTGTCTCCCTCTTTTTTTTCAATTGCCATGAGTCGTGGTTCTGCGATCTCTCCATTGAGTGATTGATAATAACTTTCTACATCGTACATATTTGCAGTGTTGACGTCCATTTGGCGACGAATATATCTGTTACCCATGTCATCTGAATATAATTCTCCTTTCCATTTAATCTTTTCTTGATTTTGTGATTGAATATCATCGGGTGGTTGATTTGCAATGTTGGGTACAAACGATATCTCTGTATCTCGTGGTTCACCATATTGTACACAATGTATTTGTTCTGCATTTCCGCGTTTTGTGTATGTTGCGCAGTCGATAGAAGCTTCTTTGATAAGACGTGTAAATCCAGAGATAATACGCTCCTTGATGTTTGATATTTCGAATAATGCCTCATCACTTGTAACTACTCGAAAGTCTGTATCAGGTTTGTCTGGATGTATTTGGTATTTTTCTTTGCTCTTGTCGCGCAGTTTCATGTCCTTGGTTGCAATAGTGTTTAATTGTTCGTCCGTGGTGGTCATGAGATACATAAAGACCCGTACATCCTGCATGTCTTCAGGTAGCGCTTTGTGACTACATATACGTCGAGCCCTTCCTATAATTTGGTCTTTTCGTGTTGGGTGCCAATATGGTTCCATGATATGAACGAACCGCGTGCTGCGCAAATTAATACCCTCCGACCCTGATGCAGTGATCATGAGTATTTTAATAATTTCACCCATATGATTGTTATTTGCGATGTCGCGCAACGTCTGTGTGATAGGAATGTTTGGGTTCCAGTCACTATTGTATATGTTACGTATCATTTCTTTTTCTTCGTCGCTTTCGGTTCCAGTGTATAGCGCATATGTTGGCTTGCCTCGGTCTGCCTCCGCAATGTTGAGAGACCATACACCATCTAATCCTTTTTTGATTTTGAATTGAGTGAACCCCTTATAATCCAACATGAGTTTGAATAATCCAATTCCTTCAAGAGTACGAAATTGCGAATAAACCAGATGTAGTCCAACATGGGTTGGATCCACGATGTTGTCATACATATGTAAGAATTTGGGTGAATATTTCTGAAGTCCCTCTGTGGAAAATACATCTTTTCCATTATCAGTCACCTCCTTAAGTGCTCTCGCAATGCGCTCTGTATAAGTTGTGTCTGCTCCCTTTTCCATGAGTTCGTCTCCTTCCACCTCGTCTCCTGCGCTGCCGCGAAGTTCGTTGGTTCCCTTTTTATTTCCCTCCCCTACTGTTTTTGTGTATGAATCGTCTACGCTGTTGTCACTAGGTAATGGGCGTCCAGGTGGTAACGGCATGACAAAGTTGCAATATAGACGTGAGAATATGCGATACGTGGATGATGGTTCGTCATACAACCCTTCTGTTCCTGTATTCTTTGTTGGTTTTCTCTTTCTGAGTTCTTCTTTGCGTTCTGCCGATCTGACTATTTCGTATAATCCTAATTGATAATCACTCATGGGAATTTTCACTACGATGTAATCAGTAAGCGGGTTATATCTAGGTAAAAGACCCTCCTGAGCACTACGAAAGTACGAGGTGAGACCTAATATACGTTTTTTAAAGAGACCTGGATTGTTTACTTGATCGTTTTCACCAAGAAACATCTGGTTGAATGTATCAAGTTCGTCAGGGAATGACTTGAACAGTTTCACAGTGGTTTTTGCGCGGTTCACAGGCACGCCACCCTTCTCTAGGGTATTGACAATGCGATCTCTAAAATCAATATCATTGAGCGGTGGTAGATCGGTGTCTGGGCGCACACTGGTAGTATCACCTGATATAAACCCAAATGGATTGCGTGTGACAGTGAGAACCTCATTTCTTGCATACTCAAAATAGTCCATGTGTTTCTCTCTTGAAAACAAACTAGTAATCTTATCTGCAGTCGTTTTGTATCCGTATTCAGGTTTTAGTTGAAAGTTCCAAGTTTTGATATATCCACGTAGTATATTGAAGAGAATACCAAGTTCGTTAGGATAGTTGATCATAGGTGTACCTGTAAGCATTACTATTCGTACGTCTTGTGCAGAGAGAAGCATCTCGTATAAAACGAGTGATAGCGCAATGGGATGCGCATCGACTTTTCCATCAGCATCATGCGTTACACCTTTTTCCTTCTTGTATTTATTTGCGATACGACTAATAAAATTATGCACCTCATCAATCACCACTACAGAATGGCTGAATATATTGGTTTCAAAATCATTACTAATTGCGCGCATATGATCACGCGTAAGACCATTGTAGTTGATGAAGTTGTATTTGCTACGAATCATATCGTCGATTTGTTCGTCCAATAGCATAGTCTGTTTGGGTGTTAATGAATCAATATTGGATGGTTTTGTAGCATCGACAAGCCATACCCCCTTACGCTTTTTAACATATGCTGTAGATACACCAATTGCAGCAGCACCGGTCTCGACTTCCTGTGCATGACTCTTATTAAGCGGTGTCCATGTCCAATGTTGTTCGCGCTTAAAAATAATATCGCCACACTTCTTGATCTCTTCAATATAATTACGCTGGAGAGATGCGGGAGTCATGATAATAATTCGTTTTGTGCTCTTCATACCCTCTGCAATAGCAATGGATGAACATGTTTTTCCTGAACCAAGTCCGTGAAAAAGAAGAAGCCCTCGGTATGGAGTATGTAAATTAAGATAGTCTCTAACCACCTTCTGATGAATGAGTAGTTTGAACTCTGGACCTTCACTTTTAGAACTGTCCATATCATCGCATGTAAGGGTTACTGCTTCGTTGATCACTTCGTCACGATATTCAGAAAAATATGAGTTTACAAAATTTACAAACTTTGATCGATTGTTCATAAAGTATCCTGGTGCGCGCATAAGATGAGTGTCTGTTTTGGGCGCAGGAACAAATGTGGTGGGCGATTTTTCTAGATTTTCCCAAGCATGGCGTTTGGATCGAACCGATCCAGCAGGTGGTTTTTCTGTTACCCGTTCTTCTATACCTCCATCTTTTTCACCCTCGTCGCTCTCTAGACGAGACACTTGACTAACTTTTATTTTCATAGCCTTTTTCTTGGGCATTTCGGACGGCCATCCTACTGATTCTGCAACGATGGCGCGCGTACGATCTGGTAGGTCGTCCTCTTGAAACACCCTAACGATGCCGGCTCGGCGCAGTTTTTCCATAACTTCGTCGCGATCAATATCCATTAGTTCGAGTGCCCCCTTGGTCTGTAGTGTAATACTATGACCCTCTGTCGAAAATGCATTTGTTACTGGAATACTCACTACCATAGCCGGACGTTCAGCACGTGAAAGAATAGTAGGTTTTGCCCGTAGTTGATCTTTTATGGCATTTAATAACATATCTGGTTCCGATCTATAGACTCCTGTACACTTTGCATATATAATGTTTTGCCAGGCGTGCCGCCAACTTCATTTTCGCCAAGAGCTAAATCATCGAGTGCGCGGCTAAAGAACTAAACAACTAAAGAAGAATCAATTACATACCAAAAAAACAATATTGTGGATGATAATCTATTCCTCCAATCGCTGAATAACGGTCTGACATGCAAGTTGTTCCGCCTTCTTCTTGATCTTGTGAGTGGCCTCACCCAAGAAGACTAGTAATCGACGTTGTGAGGTATCCATTGAGTTTAGTTGTTTGGTTATCGTTGCAAAACTCCCGAACATATCATACGGATCGGCCTTGGTTATATCCATATTATAGATATGGTCACCTATACAGAGGAATACTCCCATGCGATACCCTTCCTCCTCAGTAACAGACAACTCTACATAATGAGGTGTCACTTTGAACTCTTTCTGGATCTTCACTTGTAAAATATTTTTATAGTTGTCGTCGTTCTTAATAAGACCTACCCAATCAACATGTCGTTCGAATACAGCCTCTATGAACTTTTGGGCTATTTGGAAACCAGGTCCAGTCGTGAATACGTTCTGGAACCAGCCATCCTCATCCGATATAGATATTTTGTTGAAATCCAAGAAGAGGGCACCAACGAATGATTCGAATAAGCATCCTAATTTTTTCAGGTTTGTTCGGGTTTTTTTCTCTTCTGCATTTCGCGATAGAATCAGCCATCGGTGCAGTCGCATATCATATGCGATGCGTCCAATAGCCTCATTCTTAACCATTGCAATCTTCTTCTCTGTCATAAACCCCTCGTTCTCTTTGGGGAACCGCTTGTAAAGGGCATATTTGGCCACCAACTCAAGCACACCATCCCCGAGAAATTCTTGCCGTTCATTGGACTTGGTCTTAAGTGGGAGACAATCAGGCGGACGATCGACTACCACGACGTTTTGTTCAGCATTTTCAATGTGTGGGCGACGAGTATAAGAGCGATGAACGAAAGCGCGCTTGTAGAGTTCCAAGTTATTCACGATACCTGGAACACCATAATCAATGAGTATGGATTGAACCTCTTTAAGAGTAATTTCTTTATTTAGCGAATTGTATGGATTGAATATCAAGGTGTCTCCTTGGCGATCAACATCATCATCGTTGATAATTTGTTTCATCTCTTCGGGTGTTTTTATAGAAGATCCATGTGTAAGCGCACCAACAAAGTCCATAATTATATCTACTATAAGGTTCAGGAATGTTATGGATAAGAATAACGCTATAATACCGAATCAATTTTTATGAGTTTCCAGTATATATATGTCCAAGCGTGCGGCATCACATAAAAGTTCCCTTATAAATAGAACTGGAGAAGGAGGTGGGTCGATTGGCGGTAACTTTAAGCAGGGAATTGTTCAATTTAGCAAATATCCTAATATCAATATAGGACATTTAACGTCCCGTACTACTACCGGAAAATGCTGTATCGATGCAGATTATACACAAGACAATAATGACTCTATTGGAGATCCTGCAAACCCTACAAATCCTGTAGGTTCTACAGATCCTGTAGAACCAGTGATTCCAGTGATTCCAGTGGTTCCCATATTCAATGGTCCTGCTCCCACATGGGAGCATACCGTTACAGATGTTCATGGGTCATCCGTCACGTATCGTAGTGATGGCTCGATTACTTTTCAAGGTGATGTTACTGATCTTCTCTTGTCACATCCATCCCCAGCGTCATTCATGCCAAGTTAAAATGTATGTAAAATGTATACGAACATGTCCATTATTTATAGTCAGATCGTTGTATACATTTTACTAGTGATCGTTACTAGCGCTATTGTAGGGTTCTTAAGCGAACGTCCAACCACTCCGCAAAACATCGAAGGATTCATAGGGACAGACGATAACATTGAAGCGCTTAATGCTGAAATGAGCGAAAAAGTAACTAATATGGAGGACAGCTTACATGTAACCAAGTACAAGAAAGACTATGAAAATACAGTGACATACGGAAAGGATTACTTCGATACTATGAAATTGTCAGCACTCTTTGATTTTAGTTCAATTGTGAAACATCAAACAGACAAGGAGAACACGGAACAATCAGTTATTGCTCTTGCCAAGAAACTTGGAGCACTAAATGAAGGTGCGAAAGCATTACAAAATACACAATTATAGAATATATATTTTAGTTATTTCATGCTTAACAGATACGATGTTATCCAAAAAATATAATGGCTGGATAATATATCACACATCATATGCAAACTATTCTTAAAATATCATTGATATTTATCGCTGTAATGCTGGTTTTGTATCTTGTATTTTCCTATTTAGACTTGGAGGCGGTATACGTAAACGATATTCTCAATAATAGCACATTAGGAGTTGAGGGATTCGCTGGAATGGGAGGCGAAGGCACTAGTGCAAGTGACGTTCCTAAATTAGCCAGTAATGTAGAGACATTGACGAACAAAGTAGAAGACTCGTTGCAGGTCTCCAAGTATCGCAAGGACTATGAGAAACTCATTATAAAATCGGATGAATTGTTTGAACTGCTAAAACTAGATGCGCTGGCAGAGATGAAAAATGTGAAAATGGACGACGACAAGCGAATTGTAGAAACTGCAGAGAAGATCCGCCTATTTGAAGAGGCACGTAAGTCACTTGAATCCGCACTGAATTATATTGACACCAAATAGGGATCATATGTCTCGTAAAATATGTACATTGTTGCACATATTCTATATACTGTTTGCTATGCTTACTACATGTTCTGTCGTGTGCGACCCGCGTACGCACCTGCATCGATAAGGGAGTTGGTATAATCCTTTCCACCCCATGACGCATCCATGGCACTAGGACTTTTATCTAATGCCTTTTGTTTAGCAAGCTGATCGTCCATTGGCGTAATGGTACCTTGATAGAATGCAGATTGTGTCATGCCTTGAAGTTCATCTTTATTGGCAGGTGGTCCTGCATTCACATATCCCATTGCTTCTGGTCCAGTATTTAGGGCGCGCTCACCCGTGATAGAACCACCTCCTTCTTTAAAATAAGGCGCGTCATTCACACCGTTCATCTGTGTTAGATCAGGAGGATTGTTTCCGGGAAGACTTGGTGCTAAACCGCCTTGAGGGTTTTCTATATCGGGACGTACTCGGTATTCTGTACCTCCTTGGGTGTTATGAGTGTTTTGTAGATACAACACAGGACAGGTTATGCCTTTACTGCGTTGCCACTTCGTAAACTCTACATAATCCTCCAAGTTATCGAATACAAGAGGATTCACTCCAGGTACCGTTTCTAATTTAGATGCAAATAATACAATCTTTCCGTCTTTTTGGATAAGCACATCAGGACAAGTAGGTTCTCTGGAGGTTCCTTCAAACGTTTCTGTTATTTTTTGGCTGGTCATTGTCATACAATAATAGGCGCCGAGCATGATGATGATAACTACCGAGAGTATTCGTAGTATAGGGCTCATGATATATTCCTGTCTATATTATCGAGGTATAATATTTTTTAGAGACGTACAATATATAGGTAACTGAAGATTATGTCATCTCATAATGATAACTTTATTGATTCAGAGAATACTATTCATATGAATAATGATCTAGATAAGATCGCGAACCTAAAGGCCACATTCGCTGCGAATAACCACGTGTTTGTCTTCATTTACATGGACGGATGCGGACACTGTGTGGCAGCTGAGGCCGCGTGGATCGAGTTTTCAAAGAAGGTCAACAACCGCTCAAATGCGGCCGCGTTCGCGGTATCAAACGCTATGATGGAACAATTTGGAACCGCATTGGGTGATAACGCAACTGCATTTCCTACGTTCCGATATATTCATAACAACAAGGCAATCGAATACAATGGTGAGCGTTCTTATAAAAAACTCATTGAATGGATGGACTCTGTGATACCTTCACAACTAGGTGGAACAAACAAAACATTCAAGATACGTCCATCGAAGAAAAATGCGAGGACGATCAAATCCCGTAGATCACTGATGGACCAAGACTATTTCGTGGACGAACCCGAAAAGACGGACGAAGTCACGGGCGAAGTGCCGGACGAAGTCACGGACGGCGGGGGTCGTCGAAAAAAGAGTAGTCGCAGAAAACAGCGCAATACACGCAAATCCCGGAAGACACGTAAGACTCGTAAGACGCGTAAGACGCGTAAGACGCGCAAGGGTCGTAGGACAAAACGGCGCAAGTAATACCGCCAAAATTGAATAGAGCCAGCCCATTATGTACCTACATATCAATCAACTATTGCTATAGCAAACAGATACATCATGGACTACGATTTTAGAATCTTCGACTTTCACCTGTACAACAAGGCTGCGGATCAAGAGAGCAGCGACGACGAATCGTCAGGTGATGGTACTAAATACAAAAAAAAGAACCCAATCAAAAACTTATTTACGGTGCAGATGTTCGGTAAGAACGAGGCAGGGGAATCATGCTCTATCACCGTAGGCGACTTCAAACCCTTCTTCTACGTGAAGGTTGGCGACAATTGGGGTGAGGGTGAAAAGATCGCTTTCATCTCTGCAATGAGGTATAAACTAGGATCATACCACCAAGACAACTTGATTTCATGTGACATCGTGCGTCATAAAAAATTATACGAGTTTGACGACGGTAAAAAGAATACATTCCTTTTATGCAAGTTTGAAAATCTGCAGGCTCTCAACAAGATGAAGAACCTATGGTACGACTCAGATCGTCGTCTATTAGTAAATGGATTTTATATATCTATTCGCGGGCGTCCCGCGAAGACCGAAATATACGAATCATTCATCCCACCCCTTCTTCGGTTCTTTCACATTCGCAACATCAGCCCATCTGGATGGATACGCATGCCGTTCAATAAAACGCGCAAGATTCTCGAATGCTCACATGAAACCACATGCGATCACGAGTTTGAGATTATGTATGAAGACATTCAACCACTACATGAGAAGGAGGACAGAGTCCCACTCAAGATATTGAGTTTTGATATTGAGGCGAGCAGCAGTCATGGAGACTTTCCTGTTCCTGTCAAGGGCTACAAAAAATTAGCCACTAATGTGGTGGATCTATATGGAGAACCTGGTGCGTTATCCTTGTTCAGTGCAACAGATGTTATACGCTGTGCGACACGAACTGCATTTGGATTCTCAACAGAATCAGGCGACGATGCAGCCGATAATGCATTTAAGTATGGAGTCGATATCATCTATTCCAAGGGAAAAAAGCCTACTATCAAAAAAATAACAACCGCTCTCGAAAAGTTGCTTGCACACCATATTGAAGACGTTGGTCGCGCAGATAAAATACAGGCGAATAGTATTGAAGCCGCGTTCGGTCGCGGCGATGGTAATGGGGATGACACCGGAGCGGCAATGGGCGACAACGGAGACGAATGGTCGGCGACATCACACAGCTTCGCCGTAAAGAGAGGCAAAGCCAAAAGCGGCGACAATCCTAGTTCGCTAGCCGACCTACTGGCCTCCGCTGTCGCGCGCGAGACGAAACTGTCCAATCTTATCGTATTATTCGATAAGTATCTACCATCAGTCGAAGGCGATAAGGTAACCTTCATCGGCTCCACACTTCAAGAATACGGCGATGCTGCACCCTATTACAACCACTGTATCGCCCTCGACACGTGCGATGACCTAGATATGGAAGATACCGAGATTGAATGTTATAAAACAGAGCGCGAAGTATTGATGGCATGGCGCGACTTTGTTATACGAGAAGACCCAGATATCATCATTGGATACAATATATTTGGATTTGATTACAACTTCATGTTCTTGCGCGCACGCGATCTAGGTTGCGCACCAGAGTTTCTGGAAATGTCAAAAATCAAAGACCATCTGTGCGGCACATTCGACAAGGAGACAGGACAGTACGATATCGAACACAGCAACATCACCATCGCGAGCGGAACACACGAACTGGGGTATATCAAAATGCCTGGACGTATTCAGTTGGATTTATATAACCACTTCCGTCGTGAGGAGAACCTTGTCTCTTACAAACTGGACTACGTTGCTGGTCACTTCATCGGCGACTACGTATCCGACGTGGCGCATTCGACCTCAATGGACGAGACCACGGTCAAAACCAAGAACATGGCAGGCCTTCTGGTGGGAAGTTACGTGCATTTCGAGGAGATTGGTCACTCTACCGACTACTACGATGGCGGGGCAAAATTTCAAGTAACACATATTGACAATGATGCTAAAAGTTTCACCGTTTCGGCGCACGTGACACCCGACCAATCAAAGAAGGTACGATGGGCATTGGCTAAGGATGATGTAACCCCCAAAGACATCTTCCGTCTTACTAATGAGGGTTCTGCCGAGCGAGCAATCGTCGCGAAGTATTGTATTCAAGATTGCAACCTGGTTCAGTATCTACTGACCAAGGTGGACGCGCTCACGGGCATGATCGAGATGGCAAACATCTGCAGCGTTCCCATCAACTTCCTGATCCTGCGCGGACAGGGCATCAAACTCACGAGTTACGTGGGCAAGAAATGCAGGGAGAAAGACACGCTCATTCCTGACATCGAGAAGAAGGAGAACGACGGTGGTTACGAGGGCGCTATTGTATTGGATCCCAAAAGCGACCTTTACATGGACAACCCAGTTGCTTGTGTGGATTACGCATCTCTATACCCATCATCGATGATTAGCGAAAATCTATCGCACGACAGCAAGGTATGGACGCGTGAATACAACTTGGATGGAAAACTCATTGCAGAGACAGGCGAGACAGACGGCAATGGCGAGTTCATTTACGATAATCTTCCAGGCTATTCCTATGTGGATATTGACTACGACACCTACAAGTACGATCGTAAATCCCCAAGTGCAGCAGCAACCAAAACCAAATGTGGAAGAAAAACATGCCGCTTCGCACAGTTCCCCGAGGGACGGCGTGCTATCATGCCATCTATCCTGGAGGAGTTGCTCAAAGCACGTAAGGCCACCAGAAAACTCATTCCACAACAAACAGACGACTTCATGAAGAGCGTTCTCGACAAACGTCAGTTGGCATACAAACTAACAGCCAACTCGCTATATGGTCAATGTGGCGCACGCACAAGCACGTTTTACGAGAAGGATGTCGCAGCATCGACCACCGCCACGGGGCGCAAGTTGCTCACCTATGCGAAACGGGTGATTGAAGAGGTGTATGGGGATGCGGTGATGGATACACTCAATCACGGCAAAGTTCGCACCAAGGCAGAGTATGTGTATGGAGATAGCGTCGCGAATTACACGCCTGTTCAAATACGTGTTAGAGGCGAGATGGTTATTTGTACAATATCTGACCTAGTTGAACTATATGGTGATGAAAATGGATGGTCGGTATGTAGAGAAGAAGGGAAGCAAGATAAGGAGTTTTGCGAACTAGTCGATGTAGAGTCTTGGACAGAGACAGGTTGGACGACATTGCATCGTGTCATACGTCATCGACTTGCTCCACACAAGAAAATGATGCGAGTTTTGACACATACTGGTTTGGTAGATGTAACTGATGATCACTCCCTGCTGTTAAACGATGGAACTGAAGTATCTCCGAAAGACATTGAGATTGGAACTAAGTGTTTGCATCGTACAGTGGATATGGCTGCAGATGATGACATTCATATGGGTGCCGATGTAACAGTGGAAGAGGCGATGATCTATGGGTTCTTCTTCGGAGACGGTAGTTGTGGTGCATACGACTGTCCGTCCGGTAAAAAGGCGTCATGGGCATTGAATAACGCGAATGAAACCCTGCTAGAAAAATATATGGATTTATGTCGTCGAGTATATCCAACCTACACATGGACTACTTATAACACCATTGCATCTTCTGGAGTATACAAGATTAGTTTCAATACACATGAGTATGGTGAGAAGAAAAGGTTTGTAGATGCTTATCGAAAAGCCATGTACAATGGAAAATCCAAGATTGTCCCAACCTTCATCATGAATGGGAGACAAGAAATCAGAGAAGCATTCTGGAAGGGTCTGTATGACGCGGATGGAGATAAAGATCCAGGGGGGTATACTCGTATCGATCAGAAATCACAGTTGAGTTCTGCACACATCTGTTGGTTAGCAAATAGTATTGGGTATAAAACGTCACTGAATACACGCCCTGACAAACTTGACATATATCGCATCACCGCGACAAGAGGGAAACAACGAAAATGTCCCGACGCAGTGAAAAAGATACATGATTTACCCGACTATGGAGATGAGTATGTGTATGATCTAACAACAGACAATCATCACTTTGCGGCTGGTATTGGAAACATGATTGTGCATAACACGGACAGTGTATTCTTCACTTTCAACTTAGAAAATCTAGACGGAAAACCCATCCGCGGCAAGCAGGCGTTGGAGATCACCATCGAACTTTCCCAGGAGGCGGGCGCGTTGGCGTCCAAGTTCCTGAAAAAGCCTCACGACCTGGAGTATGAGAAGACGTTCATGCCCTTCTGTCTGTTGTCCAAGAAGCGGTATGTGGGCATGTTATACGAACACGACCCGAACAAGGGCAATCGCAAAGAGATGGGTATTGTCTTGAAGCGTCGCGACAACGCGCCGATCGTGAAGGACATATATGGCGGCATCATCGATATTCTGATGAAGGAAGGTGATAATCTCAAGCCAGCCATCGATTTCCTGAAGGAGAGTGTCCAGAACCTGGTGGACGAAAAGTATCCCATGGACAAACTGATCATCAGCAAATCGATACGGTCGGACTACAAGAACCCGAAGCAGATCGCACACAAGGTGCTTGCGGACAGGATGACGGCACGCGACCCCGGCAACAAACCCGCATCTGGGGATCGTATTCCTTATGTATATATTCACAACCCAGCGCGCGGGGCGCTGCAAGGCGACAAGATAGAAAATCCCACCTATATTGTCGAGAACAATCTGAAGATTGATTATGCGCACTACATCACGAATCAAGTGATGAAACCTGTGCAACAAGTATTCGCTCTGGTGTTGGAGAAGATATGGATGATGCAAAATAAACGGTCAAAACTGAATCGGTTTCGTGCAGAGGTTGCATCACTCAAACAGAGCGCGCCTCCAGAGAAGTTCCAAGATCGGTTGGATGCGCTCCGATGTCGAGAAATTAAGGCTTTGTTGTTCGATACATATATACATAAAGCGAACAACCAGAAGCAGGGGTTTAATGAGATGACGTCTTATTTTGGGAAGTTGTAAATATTGTAATGCGTGTGGGGTAATTTATATTGTATTTTTTTTAATATTTGTGTACTCTATAATAGGCTTCTTTAAGTATGGTACTCATATCATACACTTCAGGAAGCACCACCTTTACCAAGGCCATGTGGCAGGCCGCGCCTTACAATTCGCCCACCGAGGTTGAACTCGGAGAGGGGTGGCTGCAGATCGGGTTCGCTGCGTTCAATCAGACCGCGATCACCTCCATCACCATCCCCTCATCCGTCACTGAGATCATGGGTCACGCGTTCTATCAGTGTTCCGACCTCACATCAGTGACGTTCGCTGATATTGAAAATAGCGACCTCGGAACCATCGGGACTCAGGCGTTCCGAGACTCCACGCTCACCTCCATCACCATCCCCGCATCTGTCACTTCCATCGAGGATTACGCGTTCTATACCACCAGTCTTACATCCGTCACGTTCATCGCATCAACGGGTACCACCACAGGCGGGGTCATTGGGATTACCATCGGAACATTTGCGTTCGCCAATGCCAATGGTAATCCCAATGACCTCGCGAGCGTGTTTATTAAGGATGGTCAGGTTATCAAGGACAGTTCAGGGACTGTTATAACTACTGACATAGGTACTACTGGAGCATTCTTTGGTTCGGCAACAACAACCGTCATTAGGAGTTACGAGATCGCAGGCACGGGTACTTTTACTACTACCCACTATACGGATGCATTGAGCCCACCGTATGCCGTTTTGACGAACAGTGACTCGACGGGGTGGACGGCGATCGGGGATAACGCGTTCGGAAGTACCAATATCACCTCCATCGAGATCCCCACAACCGTCACAACCATCGGGAATGGCGCGTTCAACAGTACCGCGCTCACCTCCATCATCATCCCCGCATCCGTCACCTCCATCGGGGATTACGCGTTCCAAAACTCTTCCAGCCTTGCAACCGTCACCTTCGCTGCAGACAGCGGGCTCAATACCATCCAACGGCAGGCGTTTCAAGGAACCGCCCTCACAACCATCATCATCCCCGCATCTGTCATCTCCATCGGGAAGTGGGTGTTCTTCGAGGTTACCAGTCTTACAACCGTCACCTTCATCGCATCAACGGACTCGGCTACTGGGATTACTATCGATGCCGCCGCGTTCTCCAGTACTACTGCGCTCACCACGATATACATCGTCAACGGACAGAAAATCAACGGAACAGATATTTCATCGCCTGGTACCATGCCCAACTTTTACGGACACTCGGATTCAGTCGACTTGGTTGTTCCCACACAATCATCCGCACCACCCACACAATCATCCGCACCACCCGCACCAATCTGTTTCCCAGCAGGCACACCCGTCCTCACGGATCAGGGCGAGGTAGCAATCGACAAGATTGATCCTAAGAAGCATACGATTCGTGCAAACAAGATTGAAGGTATAACAGAAACAACCAGCATTGAAAACTATCTAGTCATGATCAAGAAAGATGCGTTTTCTAGAAACGTTCCTTGTCGCGACACGACTATATCAGCAAATCATAAAATTATGTTTAATAATCAGATGATTCAGGCTCGCGAATTCGTGGATAAGAAAGAGTTTATCGACACTATTTATAAGGTAGATTACACTGGAGAGACATTGTACA